GCACATCTTTGTTTGCACCACCAGTGACTTTGATTGCATCAATCTCTGTCTTATCGACTTCTTCACCTTCACCTGTAACAGTTGTGATAGGTGCATCAAAGATTTCCTCTTCACCTGTTGTTCCTTTAATAACCTTGTTACCAATGAAGTATTCACCGACATCATTCAAACCTGTGTAGAAGTTTTGTCCTCCACCACGTTTCTGTGTTTGACCTAACTTACGATCTTCTGTAGATAGAACCTTCGTTTGTTTCTCTGGTAAAGCAACAGAGTAGTTACCTTGACCAAATCCAACATACTCAAATGTCTGGTTTGCAGCACGAATAAGTGAGTTTCTTCTTGACTCAACTGGGACAACACGAACTTTCTTAATCTGTGTTCCTGTTGGATGGTTTGTTGATTTAGTTCCAAACACACCTCTGAATACAGTGTTGATTGATGAGTTCTTAATTCTCATCATCTCATCATTGACCATGATGTAATCACCAATATTCAATCCACTTGCATCTGCGTCTGAAATACTGATTGAAGATGATGTAGATGTAATACCAGCAGAAAGTGTTGTAGTGATTCCAACAAAGAAGTTAGACATTCTACTTCCAATCTTCTCATCGTTGGCACTAATTGCACCATCGTTTGATGTATATCCGCCAGGGAATCCAAATACAGTTCCCGATAAAGTTGGTGCAGATACAGTTGATACTCCAAGATTAACTGTAAATGTGGTGAGTCCTACATTCTCTTGAACAATAAAGTTACCATTATATACAGTCTGACCAGCACCAGCTAACTTAACTTTAGATCCAGCAAGTAATCCGTGTGCAGTAATACCACTTCCAACCGTTGCGATACCTGTTGTGATATCATATGAAATTGATGTAACAGGAATTGCAGGGCCAACAAATGACATTGATGCATCTGACACCGCAGTTCCAACAGTAATATTATTACTACTTCCACCTAATGCTCTACCAAAGTCGATCACTTCCGTAGATGCAAATGATACCTGTTTAGGGCCAGGTGTGCCAGTGACTCGGAATGTATTATTAAGTTTTAAGTTTGTATCAGATCGAATACCAGCAATTTGAACAACTTGATCAACTGCACTATAAACATTCGTGACAGTTAGAATACCGACAACGTGACCAGCAGCAGTAGGAACACCAACCACTTGAACAGAGTTACCAATACCATATGCACCACCACCATTTACAATAGTGACTCCAGTGATACCACCACGAGCATCAATTGTGATATTTGCAGTCGCACCACCACTTGATGTACTACCTAATCCAACACCTACAAGTTTAGCACCATGTAATGTTGTTGCAGAACCCTCTCCATATCCAATACCAGATGATCCAATACCAACAGAAAGAATTGAATTTAGATTATGTTCAACTGATAGATGTGCAGTATGAGCAAGACCAGCACCATTATCTGATACAACACTTGTGATTCCAACACTGATACCGTTTTCTAATAAGAACTTATTCTTTGTATCACTTGTAATACTGTCTTTTAATTCACTTGATACAACTTTACCAATTGTCTTCGATACAGCATGACTGATCGCAGCACTTGGATCTGACGATGGATTGTCTCGATCAACCTGTGGATAAAGATCCTTGACTGGTTGACTAAACTTGTAATTAGTAAATGGTGATACTGTTGGTTTAACATTATAATGTAAGCATGTTAAATGATAAACACCATCCTGTTCTCCCGTAATATGTTCCTTGATCTCATCTGACTCATAAATGTAGAAACTCTGTGCATACTCATTCTTCGAGAAGTTAGGTAGATTATCTACAGTTCTTGTCTGAGCATCTAGAGTTGATGAGCCTGGATTTGAGTTAAGTGAATATTGGAATCCTCTTGCACTTGTGATACCTATGACTGAGAATTTTCCGTTAAAACCAGAACTACCAATACCAGTTGCGTTATTACCAGATGTGATCTTATTCACATTTACAACAGAACCAACTGTTAAGTTATGTGGTTCCTCAGATATAACTGTTGCAACGTTGTTTGTCCAGTTTGCTTCGTTTATAAAGTGGAAGTTTCTTTGATCATCGATGTTAGTTAATGATGTGGCTGTAACCTCTCCATCAGTTGAACCAGTTGTATCACTTGTCTCCTGTAAAACATAACCTTCAATTGGTGGTCTTGCAGTTGTGATTCCAGCAGGAATAACATATCTAAACTTATAGATTGAATCTTCAATACTTCTGGAGTTTTCTTTTCTTACAAAGAATGACTTCGGTGTGTTTGCACCAAGAGCAGTTGTTCCAACTCCAACGAATGTAGGATAGATTTGATTATCAATAGATTCATTTGAAACATTAACGAACCAATGTTTGTTGATATTATCAAACTGAATTGGATGTCCGATGTCACCAGACTTCTTATCAGATACACGACTGACAACAACTAATTCTCCACCAGTGTTGTTGATTGTGAGTGCTGTTCCATCTAATGCATCATTTAATGTTCTTGCAACTTTTAAATCATTTGCATTACTACCTTTGATTGTGAAATAAACTTGATCCTCTTCCAATCCATCAGGTAAGAAACCATCATTGGCAATGATCCGAATTGATTCACCAGTAATTAAGTCGTGATTTGTTTTAAGTGAAATTATATTTGAACTAATACTACTTACACCAACAGCATTATTAACAACGTATCTCTTTTCACCTGTGTCAGTTGTGATACCAGTTGCAGTTGGCATTACAATCTTAGAAACAAAGTCACCTTCATTTCCATTGATATTAAGTTGTAGTCTTATCTTATCATCTAATGCAGCACCAAATCTAAATCCATCAACAATGTGTGGGGGTGGTGCATCTTGGTTTGTAAATCCTTCAAAGTATAATCTTGTGACTGTACCTACACCGATTGTCTTATCAACATCAATTGATAGATAATCAACATTTGCATTTCCATCTGTAATCTCTTTTGGTGGAATCAAATGTGTAATGTACGCAGCATTGTCTGGAGTAAATGCACTCTTCTTGAAACCTTCTGACATCAAGGCATTTTCACCAAAGTTTGCATTACAGTTTGCAAGTGACAACTCACCACCTGTATCTGCTACATATTGACTCTTATGACCGATTGCAAAAACTGAAACTGCCTGAATAATTGAATCGTTTGATGCACGAACATGAGTTGATTCATACTCTGGACGATAGATTGCCTCTGGATCTAAGTGTAAGTTATTCACACTTGTAGAATCCTCATACTGTCCAGATGTTGAATTATATCTTACAAATGCCTTATCATCTTTCTGAAGTGCATTACCTGTAAATTGTGCAAGTAATCCACTCTTAAATCCTGTAACCTTCGCACCATCTAAGTGAATACCATTCATACCAAAGACAGATCTCTTAGATAGGTTGAATAGGTATGGTGAAGCAGAGTTGATTGTATCAACCTCAATATTCACATTTGCACTTGTGAGTGTTGGTAGTGGGTTATTTGGTGCAGCACCAACCACATATTTAAACTGTGTAGTTGATACAACTTCTGATACAACAAAGATACCATTATATCCTGATGTACTAATACCAGAGATACGAACAGGTGTATCGATTGAAAGATCTGTGAGAGTTGAATCTAAATCAACTGTGACTGTTGTAGATGCAGTTGCACCATCGCCAGATTTGATAGATGAGATACCAACCTGTTGTCCTTTTGAACCTACAATACGATACTCTT